CACAAACCCCCCCATCCGGATCGCTCCTTCAGGAGAGGTTCGTGATGCCAAGTCCTACTCTGTAGGACAGAGCCGCATTATAATGTGGATCATTAACTATAGATCACTCCTTTAATGGACTCCATACATGCCCAGACCAGTCCGCGTTTAGTTGACTTCTCTATTCCTCGTTTGAGGTCTAGAACAGCCTTCTTAATGCGGAAGTTCTGAGTAATGTTTGGAATAAAGTCAGGCTCAAACTTAAGTTGGTTGTACAACCCTCGTCCAAAGGTACTCAGGCGATACAGTAATACTACTGATCGACGTTTCCCTTTTCCTAATTGGTCAAGATCAACGACCGTTGTTATCTCTAACAATGGAAGTAAATCTTCCCAAACGGAAACATTGTTACCCAACTCTACCAAAGCAATGACACTATTAAGAATAGCATCACGCAGAGGTACCTTTGAAGTATCAATGTTGGATGGCTGATCATGTAGCTCTAACGTAGATGCTACAATTGTTTCCAGTTCCGACTGGTACAATCGCAGTTTACGTACAAGCCCCATGATCGTTCCGTCGACCACGGCTGAAGATACCCTTGAGAATTCACTCTCGAGCATTGTCTCAGAAGCCGGAATCACATACCCTTCGTGATCAATCGTTGCATTAGCAAAGAAAGATCGTACCTCATCATAATTAAATGATTTAAGGTTACGAAGAGTAAAACGGAATGATAGGAGAAGCCCTCTAATATATCGGACCTTACGGTCTGAATATTTTAGAGCCTCGTACAACCGACAAACACAGTCCACCGAATCCATAAAGCCGATTGGCGTAGCTCCCCGAAGAACCCAAGTTCTTACTGCACTGTACAACTCCAAAGGGTTGGCAATGGTAGAAAGAACTGAGTTCAAGGGAAAACCAGTTACTTCAACTCCATGGTGGAACCATCTCTTTGCAAATTCATATGTCGTGTCAGACACATGAGATTTAAAAGGAGAGATTCCCACTCCTAGTTCAGTCATCAGCTCTACATACTTCGCGGCGACGCGGTCGTTGGTAATAACGATGTCGTCTCCAAGAAGGATGTAGTCACTGAAAGGGTATAACCCTTCCAGGTACGCTGCGTACTGGACTACGAGGTGGTGAGACAACGTGAACATCGCCCATGAGGATCTTGCACCTATAGGTTGACCAACTTTATAAAAGAGGGTCTCCCCATTAGGGGCAGCAAAGCCTTTCCGGGTTAGAAGACTTTCCCATCCACATGCATAAGCACCTCCCAGCATTTCTGCTAGAAGTTGAGTTTGCACAGTGATAGGAAATCTGTCAGTTGCATTAGAGAGATCGAGGCTATGAAACTTCGACCCCTCCACCTTCCGAATGTGAGGATCCTGAGTAAAGGTCCGATCTTGAGGGATCGTACGAAGGAGATCGAAGACTTGGACTGACAAAGGTTCTAAAATAACCTGAGTAATCCAATCGACGATTCCGACGATACGAGCCTTAAGTTCTGGATCTTGAACAATGGAAAGTCGCCGTAGAGGTAGATCTGAAAGGTTGTAACCCAACTTAGAAAGTGATTCCACTTTCTTGTTGACTAACTCCCAATTCAGAATCTTCCGATACGACATAAGGACTGACTTGAGGTACTCTGCTCCCGGTATTCCAATTATATTTACTATCGCAGCCCATATAGGGCCATCGAATAGTGAAAGACAATGGATTGCCGTAAGAACAGGGTGCCCAAGAGGTCCTCCTTTCATAGAGAAGAAGAATATCTCTCGGGACCATACAGGTCGAAACAACTCGAGCTTAAAGTCTGACACAAACTTTGTAACAAAGTCTGGATCAATCTTTAGGCGCGTTCCTGTAAATTCTGCAGTAATGCTAGAATAATCAGGGGTTGCTTCGCACACCATGGCTCGGGAAATAACCAGGAGGGTCATTACGAACCGCAGTTTAGCTGGATCCTGAGAGTCAACTAGTTCCTTTAGGAACCAGATGCACTTAGGAAA